TACTGTCTGCCTCCGCAATTGGTGATTCTGCGGTCGTTATATTATCATTCGACATGCTGTTGCTGACGGGTCGCAAGAAACCCTGGACATGGTATAACGGTACCAAGAACCGGAGGTGTGGGTCACCTCAAGGAAATATGTTCGCAATTTGGAATCTTATGTCAAGGGGCCTGGCTTGTTTGCGTCCTTGAAAAGGTTTTCAAATCCAAAAAACATGTCCTGAACCATTGCAAGTCTACCGGCATGGTAGTGACGGTCACTGTCCGACATCCCCTTTGGGGCAACTCCGAAGGACTCGGTTTTCATGGCCTCGTTCAGCACGTAAAGTATACCCTGGCGGACAGGGTGTTCTTCTGGCAACTGAAAGGCTTTTAAAAACTCAGGAGGGTATCCGCTGAATTCAAAATCATCCATTCGGGTTGACTCCTATTCTGCCTATCTGTTTGTTCTGTTGCTGCATCATGCTCATGTTTAAGTTCTGAGAAAATGTCTTCACCAGTTCCTGGAACTGCTCGTCAGTCTGCAGGAGTTCCTGGTACTTCGGATTGCTTTGAATGATTTGCTGAATGAACTGCAATTTAACTCCAGCGGATGGGTCGTTCTCAACGAAGTTCGGCTGATTCCCAAGTGCCATGAGTGCTACCTGCTGATTGATGTCATCAAACATCTTCTGGGTTGCTTCTGCCTCCTCGGTGACCAGGTCTGTTGCCAGGGTTGGGTCAATGACTTGTAATTTCTTTCTTATTAACTTTGTCCGATCCACGATGCCCATGGTGTCTTCGGGAAGGACAAATTGGCTGATGGCTTGAAGCTTTTTCTGGACGAATTCATTGTCCAATTCCCGGATGTCGAAGTGCAGTGAAAAGTTGTATTTATTAGGGTCCCTGGGCATCGGCATTTCCGTGCCGGTGACGGTTGCGAATCGTTCGTCAGAATCAAATTTTTGAGTCAGTTCCCAGATCCGACCAACCACCGTGGACATGTGTCTCAGCCATCGATGAACAAAGGCCTGCTGGTGCAGTTGTGTCTCCACTTGAGGTATTCCCCCATTGGGTCTGCCAAAGTAACGATCCGTCCTGAGCATTATGTCGTTGATCAGTTGGAATGCCAGTTCACTTCCTCTCCCTGGAGGTTCCATCCAACTGATGTCGTTTGCTCGTTGTTCGGCAACCTGGACACCTGGGCCAATTTTTATTCTCTGACCGTACCTGAGAGGTACTTTCAGCGGAGGCAGAATCTCAAAACTGGATCTGTCTGTGAGTGAGTCGGACTGTACCTTGATTTCATTCTGCCAGGTCTTGCATATCTCCGGGATGCCTCTGCTTTCCAGGGGACTTCTTCTGGTCTTTTCCCGGGTGTAGCATTCGAAGGGATACTTGTCCCCGGCCTCTTTTATCAACCGGTGTTCTCCGTATATCTCCTGGCCTCTGGTATCAGTCTGCTTGTAGGGTGAGAATACTGTCAGATAGATTCCTGGCATGCCACTGTCAGTGGTCCGCCTGGAGTATGCGTGTATGACTTCGACCAGGTTGGTCTTGTCTTCAATTATCTCAGCGTTACCGGCAACAGGTGAAATACCGTACTCAAAGGTGCTGGCGTTTTGCCCTGCAGTGTTTTTTATTTCGTCACAAAAAGTCTGGTCCCATTCTCCGCTCGCTGACTTCTCCTCAATTTCAGCGATGGTATAAAAATCTCTCCTGAATATTGCCCTGGCTCGATGCCAGTCAGTTGTCTCAGGTGGGAATAAAATTTCATGATAAGGTCTCAAGGCAACAATGCTTGGTTGGTTCCTGGTCGTCTCAGGAGACTCAAATGTAGTCTTCCCGTTTTCAACGATTTCCCGGATGTGCTTCAAGGCCTTTGATCTTGTCAATCCCTTGTTACCGGCAACCAGGAGGTCTGCCAGGTATTCCTGCTCGTTTTGCAATGCAGCGGTCAGTGCTTCAACTTGAGGTGGGTTATCGACTCCTAAATAGCCGGTGAGGGTCTGGAGATTAATTTCCCGTGAGACCTGGGTGTAACATCTGTCCCAGGTTATGTGGAGGACGGACCAACCGTACTGCATTGCATATTCCGAGTGCAGTTCCAACTCTTCTTCATAGTCAGGCTGCAAAAGTGTTCCCAGCATCCACCTGAGATAGAGACCAACCGCACCAGATGCCTTTACGTCCTTTGACTCAATTCCATCAACATTCAGTGCAGCCTTGGAGATTGCGGAGGTCGATAGGTTGACCATGAAATTACATACCTCATCCGCCAGGCGGATCCTGCCATCAGCAGCACCTTCCCAGGGGAATGGTTGACTTCCTATTTCCGAGGCATGTTTTTTGCCGTCACTCGATTGACCGTTCCAGTAGCTGAACCTGGTATTGTCCGCATCCTGGACCCTGGACGTTATTCTCCGGTCTGTCTGTGAACGAGAGAAGTCGTTGTGTAACTCTTTAATGTTTGGACTGGTACTTTCAGCCAATTGATCGGTGTTCTGCATTTTAATAAGTGCCTGGTTCAGTGCTGTACTCCTGTTCCCTGGGCACATGTATTGGATCCATGAGAATCATGTATCGCAGGGCATCGACAGGATCCTTGGACGCACCCTTGTCTCCATCTGCATTGGTCCAGGTTCGGAGTGAGTAAATTAAGTTGTTGCAACAACTCGAAACATAAAGTTTCGGTTCGTTCAGAACAGACACCTCCTCGGAGAGATTATACGAAAATAGATTGTTAACAAGGGCACAAGACTCATCAATGTGGGTCATGGGTGCCGGGTGAAAAATAAGTCCATCTTTGGTGACCTTCCCTCCTGCACCTCTGTCTGGTTGAGCCAGGAGATCGATCAAACTCTGGTTATGTTCTCTCTGGGAAAGAACTGCTGTTCGTCCTGCCCGGGGATCAATGTATCGTTCGTGTATCCCTCCATCTGTCCTCTCCAGTTCCCGTATGAGTTGCTTGTATTGATGCAGGTTCCTCCCACAATCAGCAGTCTGGGCCGGGCCTTTTTTCCCATCCATTTTCGATGATGGAAGTGCCCACTCTCCGTAATCGTCGAAGTTGGGCCACTCCCGGTATATAAAGGCTCGACCAAGTTCGTCCACCTTCAGCCAAAGCATGAACCAGTTACGGTCCCCTGGAGTTGGGTCAACGACCATGTAGTTAGTTCCCTGGATAGGGATCTGACTTGGTGCCACAATATTTCTGTCAGTGAACCTTGGAAATTTTCCAACCACCGGGTTTGACACATATCCGTATGCACGGATCTCAACCTCCTCCCTGGTTCTGCCCTTCAAGGTCTTTTGCATGGCATCAAAGGGTGAGAATGGATTCCATTCACTGAAGAACCAGAAAAGCTTTCCACTGCCATTCCTGGTCCTTGCCTGGTAGGGCATGTGCCCTTTGGGGACACCGGCAATGGTTGAGGGAGTCTTGTCGTCAATCAACCTGGCAGGTCTGGTCTCTTCAATGATCGCACCTTCACAGGCATCTTTTACGGTTGGAGTGTAGCCATCTATTGGTGTAAAAGTTACGACCATTTTGCCTCTTCGACTGATTAAACGGTAGCGAAGTGTAGTGATCCAGGACATGGGGACCAACTCATCCATCCAGATCAAATCCAATTCTGTCCCCTCCAGGGTGCCTAAGTCCTGGGTATAATTTTTAAACCAACACTGGGATCCGTTCGGCCCAACGAAGGTTCGGTTTGAGAAACCATTCTTCTGGGAGAAGGCTACATTGACAACTGACCTGACACTCCGCTTCTGTTCCTTCCATTGTAGTGGGAGATAGGTGTGAACGTATGGTTGCTGGACTTGGATCGAGGAATCATTGCTTGAATGGCAGCACCAGACGCTTTTCCTGGGGGAGTTCACCATTGCCCTTACAACCCTCGATGCCACATACCGGGACTTGCCTCCCCTGTTACCACCAAACAGGTAAACAATGTCAATCCCTGGATCGTCCAAGGCCTTGTCTGCATCCTCCCAGTGACTGAACACTCCAGTGGTGTTGTGCCAGTCCGCACCGTAACTGTAGGGATCCAATTCCTCCAGGCGGATGAGTTCCTCCCGTTTGGCGTAAAAAGCCTCCAGGGTTCCTGAGTCAATCAGGTCCTGGACCTGGGACTTGGTTGGTGTTGGGATTATAGGGTGCGGAGTCCAGTTCATAACTCACCATCTCGATAGTTGCCTGGGTCTCCCCTTGCAGTACATTCTCTCTCCCTCTGGTTCCCTCCATACGGGTACCTGGAGACCTTTCTGAAACCATTTGCTGTCACTCACGTGAACCATGCCCAGGTCCGTCTTAATCATCCTGGAGTTGAGGGGCCTGTCCAGGACAGTGCCAACCCTGGACTCCTTGCCCGCCTTCCAACGGAGGTCTGGGGTCTCCAGCATGGTTCGACGTTTGGACTTCTTGTTCCTCTTAAAGGCAGGCTTTTTAGGGGTCTCTTTTGTCATTTTATTTGCCTGTGGGGATGCGTTCCAGATCGGGCCTTCTGGAGTTCGAATGACCCCCCCCTCCCCCTTCATCTGGTGTCCTATTAAACATATTCTATATTGTGCGAAGATTTATGTCGTCCCCTGGTTATTGTTCTACCACTTCTGCTTCAATGACTTGTGGATCTTTCTTAGCATTGTCCAGGAGGGACTGAATGCCATTTGCGTCCAGGGAAACGGTCTCATGTCGGATGACTGCAGAGGGTAAACCCTGAACCTGGACCTCTTTGTCAGTCAAGATGCCCACTGCCACGGGTAACTTATCTGCCTTCACTTCATCGGCTTGAACTGCCTCCTTGAACTTGGTGAGGCAGAGGTTCCGTGTTGATCTAAGGTTGTGGAGAAGACTCTCTTGTGACTGGGCCGGGATGTCCTCGGTCTTGGCTATCCCGTCAACTGTCTGAGCTGAACTCTTGAAGATGGTCGCTATGGACTCGGACGAGATCCCCTCTCGTATTGCCCTGACCATGCAGTCATATCGTTTGGGGTCTTTGGCTTTGATCTGACTCCCATCGTAGTTCCTGGTTCCCAGGGACGGGTCACGCTGGTTGAATTGTGTGAGACTTCCTTTAGGCATGTCTCAGGGAGTGGAAGGTGGTTGTATGTAATCTTCCAACCGCCCTTCCAATTATCTGTCGATTTAAGCGTCTGTCAAGGTGTTGGTCACCTGGAATGCTTTCGACTGTTGATGTTGTTATGTTTCCGATCCTTGGAAAGTACAGGACTCCTGGGAGGCCTGCAAGGGGCCTGGAAGTGCCTGTAACCCCATCCGCCACAGGTAGGGCATACCTGGACGGTGGGGCGTGTCACGTACCCTCTACCGTTGCATACAGGGCAGATCATTCAAAACCGATGATGTCCCCCTTGAATACCTGTTTGAGGGATGCTGCCTGGTTCCTTGAGTTGAGTGCCAGGAGAACCTTTTCAGCCTCACTGAGAATGTAGAACCGGAGTGACTCATGCCCTGGTAGTATGATGGGTGTGGACACTCCTTCGATGGTCTCTGTCCCTGACCAGGGGCCTGCCAGGTAGGTCAGGCCTGTGAACCCATCCTTCTGCCTGGAATACATGGCCATGACCATGCGGTTGTTGGGTATGTCATGCCATTGTGCTGTGTACCCATACTTGTGTTTAATTACTACTGTTGGCTTAATCGTTTTCATTGTCGTTGTCATCAAATGTCCTTACGTGAATTGGTGTGTATTCTCCCACGTATGCACCCAGGGTATTGAACTCGTAATACTCCCTGGCTTCATGGTAGGTCATGCCGTGGCTTTGCAGGATCCCCAGACACTTGCCTGAGTCATACACGGCAATGCTTGCCTGTTCATCTATTCCCAGGAGGGCATCATCCATTCCGTCCAGGAACAGTGCCTCCGGGTTTTCATTTGCCAGGCTGATCTTTATTTTTTCGATTCTTGTCATCATCTCTGTTCTTTCGTTTCTGCCAGTGAAGTGTTTTCGTCATTCCTCGTTTTTCGAAGAACCTGTCACAGGCTTCACTGATGCTGTTCATGTCTCCTATTGCCAGTCCAGGACCAGCGGTGTCGTAATCTGCTTGCGGTATGTTTTCGTCATTCATATCTCTAATTCCTCCCTGGGCACCATGTAGATCAGATCAGATCCTCTGGGTTCCAGGTACTTGTCTTGTGTCATTGTTTCTGCATCGATGGTACCAACCAGGGTGTACTCATTACCCACCTCCTCAACCATGGCTATGAGGTCCACCTCCTGGTAAGATTTCCGACATGCCATGAGGTCTGAATCCACCATGGAAGTTGTCTTGACATCGACCTTCTCTCCTGTTGGCAGAATGCAGTCCCACTTGTCCGGGCCAGGTGTAAGGTCCGGGAATATGTTGTGCATCTTGCAAAAAGCTATTTCTCCCCTGGCACCTTGCTTGTCGTACTCAACAAACTTGGCCGGGGTGTGGTTTGTGTTCTTCTGACAGTGACCACGTGCGTCCGAGAATGAAGTCCTGGCAGTGCCTATTGCGTTCGCTATGTTCACCTCATATTCGTTCAGTTTTATTTTCATAGTAACAGGGTGTTGGTCACCTTGGTTAAAAATGCTTCCTCACTTGCGTCATTGATGAGGGTGATGTGAGGTGCTACACGATCCACGCTGGTCTCACTGGTGTGACCGTCTCCAGAGTCGTCCGTTGACGGTCGGATGATGCGGACCACCGTCCCACCTGAACTTCGTACCCAGTCCGCTTCGAACGGGAACCTGATGTCATCGATCACAACCAGGTCGCTTTGTGGGGCATTCAATTCAATGCGGTCCTTCAGCATGTTAAGGAATATTTCATTCCCAAATTTCTGCTTCAATGCCTCACCCAATGTCTGCATGACTGGTCTCAATACCGGTTTCGGAGTTTCCTCCAGGGGACCAAAAATATTGACCACATACTCCTTGATGGGAGACGCTAGACTGTCCCTGTGAACAAGGCCTGGGTGATTCGCTTCCAGGTGCCTGGCCGCACTTGTCTTGCCTGACCATTTCCTTCCTACCAGTCCAACTATCTTCATCAGTTTCTATCGTGTTGAGTGTCGTCTGCGATGATGAATTCAAACTCCTGATCCTCCATGGCGACAGCAGGCAATGTGAACATGAATTGCCCCATTTCCGCCGGTGTATTAATTTCGTGAACAATGGTTACATCGTCACCCGTCATATCGTAGTATTGCACTCGTATTTCCATATTAAAAAGGTGGTGTTTTGGTTTCGATCTCTCCGTCAAACTGGGTGAATTGCCCACAATATTTTGTCCACTGAAGTGAGACCTTTCCCTCAGGCCCATGCCTGTTTGCCTTGACCATAAGCTGGGTTAGATCAGGCAATGTTTCCGGGTCAGGTTGGTGCAGGAACCCAACCATGTCCGCATCCTGTTCGATGCTTCCTGACTCCCTGAGATCAGCCAGGCGAGGTTCAGCGTTTGGTCCCCGGGTCTCTATCGACCGGTTGAGTTGTGACAAGACAACGAAGGGTGTGTTCGTTTCCATTGCTGCCATCTTGAGTTGCCTGGATAGGACTGACACCTCGTTCGTCCTGGACTCATACCGCTTGCCTGAGTTAACGAGTTGAAGGTAATCGACGATGAACAAGTCAATGCCCTTCTCTTTCACGTACCTCCTGGCCTGGGATCTTATTGCAGTGATGGTGAGTCCTACGTTGTCTTCAATTGTGATCGGGAGTTCCATTGCCTTCTTGGTTGCATTGACCATGGTCTCGATTCCTCCAGGCACGTTGCCTGTCTCCATGTAGTCTGCTACGTCAAGGCCTGAGTCCGCCGATATAAGCTTCTTGGCTATCTGTGCGAATGGCATCTCAAAGGACCAGTAGACAACTTTCTTGCCCTGCCTTGCTGCCTGGACGGCAAGCCACAATGCAAATGATGTTTTCCCTCTCTTGGGCCTGGCTGCAATGATGTTGAGTGATCCACCTTCGAACCCCTTGATGACCTTGTCCAGGGATGGAAGTCCGGTACGTATGCCTGTGACAGGTGACCCGTTTGGCCAGGCCTTACCCATGCCATCCAGGACCTCTCTCCATCCGTCCTTCTGGGATCTCAAAGTTGAGGCGTTGGTGGTGACATCGAAAAAGTTCTTCTCCATCTCCCTGAGGAGGTCTGGAGTGTCTATGCCTGGATCCGTTACCCGGGAGATACCGTCATAGTAACGGGACCAGATACGTCTCCTTACTGCGACATCTTTCAACTTGGGGACCCAGTAATCAACATTACTGGCAGAGGGTGCAGACTCGGTCGCATTGTGGACCCACAGGGCACCCATCTTGACCTCCTGCACCATGGTCACCTCGTTGATCTCCATTGACGCCTCAGAGAGGGTACCAAGGGCTTTCCAGGCCTTCCTGGGTACTTCATGGTAGAACAGGTCCTCAGATACTCCTGCCTGAATTGCCCTTTCATACCCTCCCAGGACACAACAACCAATCAAGGCTAACTCTGCCTGTTCATCTGCAGGTATCTGGGCAGGCAATGCAAAGGTCTTGGTTTCCTCCGCCTTCTTCCTGGAGGCCCATGCCTGGGTATCAGCCGAACTCTGCACTGTCCACCTCCTCTCTCCACTGACGGTCTTCCTTGGTCGGACCATCACCTCTCATCTCAGACCCTGCGTTGTAGACCAGGGCAAAAAGCTTGTCTTTAGTTATTTGATCAGTTCTTTGATTAGTTGCTTGATTAGTTAGTGTATCTGTTTTGCGACAGGTAATGTCCCTATTTTGCGACACGTAGTGTATCTCTTTTGATACAGGTAATGTATCTCTTTTGATACACTTCCCTGAGTTCGTTGCCGTCAATGTTCTACTCCTTCCTCTCCATCCCTGGGTGATCCAACCGTTTTCGATCAGTCCTTCCAGGTGACGGTAAAATGTGTTTTTTGACATGCCCAGGGTCTTTGAAATCTTCGCTTTGTTTTCAAAGCACTGTCCTCTCATGCATATGTAGCAGTAAATGGATACCTGGGTATGGGTCCAACCCTGTTCAAATATCCATTGTGGAATGTAAGGTTTTTTCATCTCCGCAACACTTTCTCCTTTATAAATTTTATTAACTCCAGGCCTTCTGGACCACATACTCTGAGTCCCTGCATGGTGCTTTTTAATTGACCTGGGTCTTTGCACCCGGCCGCTAGTTTCTCCCTGACATACGACACATAGTCTTTCTCATTATCGGTGCGTTCATCTGGGTGGTAGTGGATCCCCCTGGGAGAACCAGGGGGCAATTCATAGGGTGTCTCTGGGTAGTATATTTTCTGGATTGAAAACTCCCTGACTGCTCGTTGAAGCAGGTCAGGAAGTTTGTTCCAGGCATCCCTAGCCAGGACCTTGTTTTTAAGCTGAGTCATACAGGCTCAACTGCATCGGCTCGGATGGTGTGTGACTGGGCCAAACCCCGGTGGAAAGGCAGCCTTCCAGCTTGATGTAAGTCTCCTCAAGTTCATGGTTAGCCATCAAGAGGTCGTGAGGTTTGTACGTGTAGATCCCGGTCTCATAAGGGGCCTCCGTTTCAACCACAACCCAGTACCAGTTCTCAATGGGGAACCCGGCCTTTTCGCAGATCCGTTTGTAGTTCGCTTCCTGCCAGTGGTAATATAGACGCTTGCTGGTGTACTTATACTCCCTGGGGGAAGCACCACCTTCCCTGGTCGTTTTGATGTCCAGGACAGATCGTTTACCATTGTCGTTATGTAGGATGTCGATCCGACATTTCAGGTCTATGCCCTTGCGAAGGTTTTTAGCAAACACGCTGACCTCAGTGGCTGCAGTCTCTAACACTTTGCCTACTGTTGGACCACCGTGATAAAGTGGCAGTTTAGACAGTTGGTCATGCATACCGATCACCGCTTGCAATTCTGATTCCTTGATGACAGTGACTCCAGGCTTTGCGTGGCTTGCCCACCATTCCTTTGATGCCTTCTTCCTCTTGTCAGCAAATTCATCTGGGCAGCACATTACCTCCTCGTCCCACCTGTCCCGTTCAAGGGCATACTGATGGTAGAGTCTACCCAGTCGCATGCTGGGTGTATCTCCCCTGGAGGTGACACCTTTCTTCTCCATTGCAAACTTAAATGCAGATCTTTTGAAGGTCTTGAGATCGGAGGTTGAAAGGGCAGGGTCCGCCCGATAGACGGACTCCTGCAAGTTGTTAACCAAACCAGTTGCGTAATTAGAATGGAACTTCATTGGTCGCAACTTCCGGTTTAGTTTCGCTATTGCCGTTCAGGTGTGCCAACTCATCACATGCCAGAATCTCTTCTCTCATCCAGGCAGGGACTCGGTCAAAGTTCTTTGGATGTTCGTCAACATCGTAAGTGAACAATTCATTTACTGCTGGGGTGCTTGGCATGTCCTCTGGCACTGAACTCAACCCAGAGATACGGTCCACGGTCTGACCGTCCCTGCCCTGGACATGTACAATGGTTGCCAGGCACGGATGCCCCAGGACAGAGGCCAAATCAAACGATAAAAGTTCATCTGCAGTGAAACTCTTTCCTCTCCATTTTTCCAGCTCAGGACGAAGTCTCCCTTTCTGGGAGAAACCATTGGTGTACTTGACTGACCTTCCCAGTGGTTGGGGTCCGTCCTCCTCCCGAAACACTGCAGTGTGCTTGGGAAATTCGAAAGTAAACCTTACGGTTTTTCTTTTCTTAACTTGACCCTGCCACTCAGCGTCAGCAGTACCCATGTCCACAACGGAGATGCATCTTGCATAGTGTGTGCCCTCAGGGATTAATGTTCTTGTTTTGTTGTTTGTTGTTGTTCCAACGATTAGTGACATGTTGTTCTTTCTTTTTTTGTTTTATGTTGTTGTCCGGTTTTCCGGTCTGAGGTCACCTCGACCTCAAATTTTTCTTCAGTCCAGGAATCGATTGACATGTCCATCAATCCTGGCCTTTCAGGGTGTTAGTCACCCGTCTTAAAATTCTGTATTCGACCTTAATCAGACCTGCCTCTTTTTCTGCCAGTCTCTCAAATGCTGCCCGGGAAAGATCAAGATCCCTGCCCTTCACAAACGGACCTCGATCGGTCACTGTGACGATCACGTGGTTGGGCCCCAGGGTTACCAGGAGGACGGTCCCGAATGGCAAGGATCGGTGGGCAGTTGTCAATTTTCTTGGATCAAAAACCGATCCCGATGCGGTCAACATTCCCTTGTACCGGTCTCCATACCAGGAGGCTGTACATTGTTTTGGTTTGCTTCCCCCGTTAACTGCAACAATTGTTGCAACAACTATTAATGCTATTATTTTCTTCATGGTTTTTTGGTCTGTATTAATTCCTCCAGTTGCTTTAGATCGCAGGTCTGCAGGATCGTTAACAAGTGTTCTGCTTGTAAGATTGCTATCCACTTGCCGTGATTTTTCTTCCAGGTTACACAAGGTATTTCATAGTCCTTTGCGTCTCCCTCGGATTGTGCAAGCCAATCCCTAATTAAAGCTTTTTCCGTATTCTTAACTTCCCAATGTACCGGGAGATCTTTGCAGGTAACGTCCGCTGACTCGCACCCCATCTGGCTTTGATGAAAACCTGTTCGCTGAGACTCCCATCCAAATTCAGCTAATTTCTTCACCCAGGCACGTTCACCTCGGGCACCTTTTTGCCGTGCATTGGTCATACCACCTGACCTCCATGGGAATGAATAACCACTGGCCTGTCCTTGGTGATGCATACCCACTGATCGATGACGGCAACCCAATTGGTTAACCCTCCCTCAGAGGCCTCGTTCATCCGGGTTGCTTCCAACTGAGACCAGACCAGGTTGCTTACCTTCCCATACTGAGACCTCAACATGGTCTCCTTCTCGGACCACCTGGTGACCTGCTTGGGTAGGTCCAGTGGCATAATTCGGTTTGATATTTTCGGAGGCATAAAAAAAAATGTTTACATAAAATGTTACTGGTCTATCGCTTGCCTTGGGTGTTGGTCACCTCGTTAAAAAAAAGTGTTGAGGTGACTAAGATTGCAATCATAATGTCGGTTATGGCTAACATGAGACATCCTGACAAACGGTGTCTCGGTGCTTGGGTGGACAAGGATCTTTACCTGGATTGGCAGGCAGAGGTTGAGTCCCTGGGGCAGACTTTGACTGAGAGGGTGACAACCCTTCTGCACCGAGACTTGAAAATACTAACTCAGAAACGACTTCAGAAGAAGTCAGGTCCAGGTGATTCGCCAGGTGTTTAATCGCTTCCATGGTGTCTTGTGAAATCATCAATCGCACATTTTCATTTTCCGTCAAATTATTTTCCATGATTCCCTTTTCCCATCAATAACGAATTTTGATTACCGGAGGGGCCAGATTATTTTTAAAAAGAATAACTGAACCCCTAGGACAATGACAGTCCAACCGTTTTTTTTTAAATTATAATATTAACTCAGTTTTGTAATGACCGCACAATGGCATTGTGGGGGTCTGGGGTTCGACTCCCCACGGCTCCACCATACAAAACCGGCAGTCAATCTGTCAGATCAAGACCTAGATGTCATCAGTGACATGTGGTCCAAAGGCATCTCATTGGCTCAAGTCTGGTCAGATTGGCGGAGGTTGTATCTTGCTAGTGACCAACAAGTCAAGACTTGTATTGAATTATTTTTAAGTCACCTCAAAGCGTCAGGCAGATCTCCGCAATACATTAAGGAATTCGGTTGGGTTTTAAACAAGCTCGACTCCTATGTAGACACCTCCATTCCGCTTTGCCAGGTCACCACAAAAAGTTGGTGGCGTGCCCTCGATTCTATGAGGGCAGGAAATACGGCAAGACGTAAAGTTTCAGTGTTTTTAAATTGGTGTTTGAAGCAAGGTTTCATAAAGGAGTCTATTAACATTCCCAGCAAACCTTCCTACCCATCTGGTGAGATCGAAGTGCTTTCAAATGACGAGGTCTGCTCGTTAATCAAAACCTGTCCTTTAGATTTACAAGGACATCTATGGTTGTGTTTATGCATGGGGTTAAGGGTGGCAGAAGCGTCCAGGGTCCAGCACTTGGCGATAACAGACACTCACCTGGTCGTTGGTGCCCAGGCTTCAAAAACAAAGTCCAGGCGAGTCCTGGACGTTCCTGAGGGACATCAAAAGTATACCAGGCTAATTAGACCCCAGGTCAATCTCAGGAAGCGAATGGAATGCCTGAGGGTGGAAGCAGGTTTGTCCAGGTGGCCCAGGAACTGTATGCGGCATACTGCAGCCTCCCATTGGCTCAATAGACTTCAGTCAGCAGAGTCTACCTCACTCCACCTGGGCAATTCTCCGGTCATGTTACACCGGCACTACAAGGCCTTGGTGACACGGGATGAGTCAGAGGAATTCTTCAGTCTCTGGTAGGCTTTTAAATTAATTTCATTTTATTTGTCTGTTTGTGTTGACAAACAGTTGAGGTATTGTATTGTGTTCATGTCTCAACTAACGAGGCATAACCGAAAAACAATATGAAGAAAAATTACAAAGTCACAATCAACGGAGTCACCCACACCAGAAACTCACACCGCGATTACGCATTCGCAGGGGAATGGGTCAGCAGAAAAACAGGCAAAGGGAACGGACAGGTCACCTACTACGGTCCCGGTATTGAAGTGAAACCACGCTGGAAGATGGACGAGAAGGAATGGAAATTCATTTCTTCCGAAGTGGAGATTGTGACCAAGGCCAAACACGTAGCAAAAGCGAAAGATTTTATACCAACTCGTCGGTCGGTCAAAGATGACAAAAAACCTGTCAAAAAAGTCTCAAAAACTCAGCAAATTATGGACGAATACAATGTGGACAAGCTTTCTGCTGAAAAAATAATGAGGGCAAAGACAAGCAAGGCTGCACTGGAAGCAGTTACTGATATTTTTTCGAAGAAAGGTCTGTCCGACCTTCAGGCAAACCAGGCAGGCAAAAATCTTAAAGGAGTGATTCAGGCTTTGCATGGAAAAATAGAAGTCCAAGGAGGTCTGTTTAACATTGCCAAGCAACGCCGGGCAGTGATCAGGGAAGCAGTTATCAAAGCATGTGGGCACCGCTTCAGTGGTCGATACATCATCGAGACTCTGTCCAGGGTATTCCGCGAAATCGAACTGCGAGATAACCCTGTAAAAGTTCTAAGCAAGCCTGCCAGCAAACGCCAAAACACGGGTGCCGTCCAATTAGTAAAAACATTCCAGTCGAAACATAAGGACATCAGCCTTGCTGAGATGGCTAAACTGTTTCGGGCAGCATCCACCCTGGCAGCGAAAATGGCCCAGGAAGAAGATGCCCTGGCTAACAGTGAGATTCACCCCAGGTATCGGCTGCAGAGTGATAGAGAAACTCACAAAGTTGCTGCAACAACCAAAGCAGCATGAGCAGGTCAGACAATATGAAAGGGAATCTCAATGCCCAAAAAGAGATTTACCCGGCCAAGGCGAGCCTTAACATTCGGGCCAGGGCAGATAGCCTGGCCCGGTGGAAGGCCAAGGCCCAGGAGGAGGGCAAAACCCTCACTCAATGGGTAACAGATAGACTCAATAAATAAATTCAGCCCGGTTCATGCCGGGCTTTTTTGTGTAATTTTTAGCCTGTAAGCCTGGTCCTTAGAGGACAATGACTATTGCTTGGTGTGGGTCACCCTCGTATGGTTCTTAGATGAAAGACGGTTTGTATTGCAGTTCAGGCATGGACATGTTCTCAGTTGGTAGTGAAGGTAACGTCCATCGGTGCAATTTTATGGTCCGCAAAACGGAGACCATGATGGGCAACCTCCTGGACGACACCGTCAAAGTTAACGATGCCTACACGTATTGTCCTGTCCAAAAATGCGAGCAGATCTGCGACCGTCACTGGTCCAGTAAAAAAGTATATGAATCAGGAGAAGAAACTGACCACCAGGGAGTCCAGGACGAAAGCGTCTATGAAGGCCTGACTAAGCCTGCCAGCATCATCTGGGCACCCTCCTGGGTGTGCAATTATAATTGTCACTATTGCGGTCTTCCAAGGGATACCAGGAAGGTTTTAGCCGATGAGTGGGTGCAAGGATTTTCCAGGTTCATAGAGGTCAACAAATTTGACGGAGGTCTGCTGCATACCAATGGAGGTGAACCTCTGTTCTATGAAGGGATCGGAAAGATTTTCACTTACATGGCCTCCAAGAATTTTCAAATAGGATTGACCACCAACCTGTCATCGGACGTTTGGGGTAAAGTGGTCCATGCTGCCCCTCCAGAGGCCTGGAAGAGTATTAACTGCAGCATTCACCCAACGGAACCGAAGTTCTCCTGGGAGGTTTACAGTGGACGTATTCTGGCACTCCAGGCACTCGGTTACCCGGTAGGGATGAACCTGGTTGGGCACCCCTCTCAGATAATGCTGGCACCCAGGTACGCAAAGTTCTGCAAGGACAACGGAATAAATTTTGCCCTGATCCCAATGGTAGGAAGCTTCGATGGATTCAACTTCAAGACCATTGACGACTACCCAGAGAAAATGAGGAAGATCATCAAGGACCTCTGTCCTGAGACGCTGGACGACAGAAACAAATTCCTAAAAGGTGCCCGGGTTACAAACTGAACAGGAATTTCTTCCAAAGTTTCTTGACCCTGGTTGCACTGAATTGTTCTCTGGCAACCTTGACTTGCTTCTCAGATAGGGACTGCAGCCATTCGGATGGATCCATGGTGAGGGCATCCTTCATCTTCATCTTGAGTGTCCAGGTATCCGGTGCCAATTGACTGCTGTCCAGGAGACCAGGCAGTGCTGTTTCCCACCCAGGCGATGACACCCCGAAAAGCGGAAGGCCAGTGAATAAAGCCTCCAGGAAGGCGAGTGTGTAGGGGGCAGGTTTAGTGCCTCCATACCACATGACTCGGTGCCTGGACAAATGCTTAAGGAAAGTATGGTAGTCAGGAGATCCCTGGTGGTGCTTCTCACCGTGGTTGAGAATGCCATACAGTGCTGCAGGCAGGTCGCTGGTTACATGGTCCCAGCAATGAGTTCTGCAGACCTTGGCCCGGTTGGCAATGTTGTTGCAACAACCTGCAATGACTTTTTCTTCACCTGTCCAGGTGTGGAAGTCTTCTGGGTATTTGCCGAAAGGAATAATTGCATCATGCCCCTGGTAATCCTTCCTGTCCTGGTAACCGTCCCAGTAACGGACTATTTTGACTCCACTGTCCTGGACTCGCTTAATGTGCCTCACCTCATCCTTGGGGACCGTCTGCCCTATGTCTCGCCAAATGACTTTCTTTCCCTGGAATGCTTCCAGGTTGTTGTAAATAAAGGACCACTTGTGCATGACGATGATGGCATCATATGGTTCCAATGCCTGGGGAGTTATGTACAGCTTGTGATCTTGCCCTGGGGATGCCGGGATAGAGTTCCATGCGTCGATCCATTCCTGGTTCCTGGGGATGTTTAAAGGGAGTCTGAGCCTGGCCCCTTTTGATGGTTTCCAGTAGGCACCTGGAGACATCACGTTGACGCCAGGTATCTCAGTGAGCATCCGTAATTCGTCATACTCCAGGACCTCATGACAGGGAAGGTACAAAATGTTCATTACTCTTTTGTACGAGGTTTGCTTTCTAAAAAAAATCTTTTAAAAAAAACAATTGACGGGTGTTGGTCACCCTGTGATCCTGGTTGCAGTTCAGCTCATGGTTTAGTTAGCCATGGGATTATCTGGACCCGTTTTACTCATGAAGGTTTTCATAGGTTCCTTCGCAGAGTGTTGGGTTTGGAACGAGCAAAATACGACCATAGTCACCCCCTCTGCCCTTGTTGAACACCCTGGGCAGGGGGGTCTTTTTTTTACTTACCTAGTTCGGCCAGGTGTCTTTCCGCTTTTTCAATGGTCCCAAACACGGCACCTATTCTTCGTCCCCCTGGGCCATAAACCCTGACCCCTGACCTGCTGCTGGTCTGCACTGCCCTGTGACCTTCGTCATTGCTGTACACTGCCCCACCACGGTCATTGAGTTTCCTGGTAGGGGAAAACTTAACCATGGCATGGTAAAGCCCGGCATGAGTTGTCTCCACTCCCTTTGCCGAATCCCAGATCCAGTGATGTATCACGTGAGGTGCCACTGCCAGGGGAATCTTGTTCCCTCCAGGGGCCACTTTTCGGAGGTCCTTTATCCGGTTGTTTATTCGGTTGAAGAGATCCTTCCTGACCGATGCCTGGCCACTGGCAACCTTACCCAGGGCAGCACGTTTCTTTGCTTCCTGGGATGCCATTGTTGTTGAGCCTTTACCGGTCAACCAGACGTTGAGTTCAACAGCATCAATGGTGGGTGCCGATCCAAGTCCCAGGAGGTGACCGATGAAACCTTTTTTGCCATCGGCAATGCCCTTGATTTTCTTCAGCAATGGTTCCAGTTTTTTAGGATCTCCCTTCGTCTTATTGATCTCTTCGGTGAGAGGCAGGATCCGGGAAAGGTTGAACTGGTTTTTCTGTTTTATCTCACCAAGTCCACCTGCCCTGTATGTTTGGCTTTTCATTTTCCCTGACTTGTCCGGGTACATGCCTGACTCCCTGGTGCGGAAATCCTGCCTACCAAATGCATCACGCATTGCCATCCCATTCTCCCAGGCCTCCTGGTTAATGACTCCTCGTTCGATTGCCTCCAGGGCAGTTTGTCCAGGCTCAGATCCCAACCACCAGGCAGCGAGTTCTTCGGGTCTCATCTGCCATTGTTTTTTCTTGCCCCGGGTCAAGTACATCGGGTCTGGATCAAAATCGATCCCCATCTGATCCGCTTTCTTTTTCAAGGTCGTCAGATCGATGGCATCGGCACCAACACTTGCCATCGTGATCCAGTACGCTTTTGCAACATCCCTTGGGGAAATCTTGCCTTGGACCAGGTCCTGTCGTTTACCTACTATGTAGTCAACTACCGGTTCCAGGTACTCAGGGAAACTTCCAAGCAGACGAAGCATGTTGGAATTGCTGGTCAAACGAATGCTTGCCAGGGCATCTCTCAGGTCCTTTGCAGAGTGATCTGTTGCCCACTGTTTTATTTCATCGGCGGAGAGTCCCTGCCTGCTGGGAGAGTACCTCGGTAAACCTTCCTGTTTGACCTTCTCACGTACACTTTCAGGTAAGGCTACATAGTTTGACTCGATGCCATGCTGCAAGGTCTTACGGACCATCCTGAGGCGTTTTCCGTTGTCATCCTTGAGGGACTTCCAGAGACGTAAATCCCGGAACCGTTGATCGTACCATTTACGCATACCTGCACCACCCACTTTCAATCCTTGACCGTCCAACTGTCGGACCCCAACATTGTTTGGTTTTTGTGCCAGCAGTCGTTCGGTCAGTTCCTTGCCGATCATCTCTGGGAGTTTTGACTCGGGTGCGTCTAATACTTTCGGACTTCCTTGCCGGTCATGTTGAACTGCAGTCAGCGTCTTTCCATTGTACGAGATCCTGTCGTAATATGTTGCCAGGGAGTTTCGCCTGATTTGCTGGTCACCGGTTGTCCAGGCAATGGCATCATATCCACCCTCGGCTGCAAGGTTTAGCATCCGTTTCATGGCCAGTTCACTCCAGGACTTTTTGAATGGGGCGTTTTGGGCCTTGAGCATGGTATTGCGTTGCTTGGTCTGTAAAGTTATAAGCCTGCTTCTGTCTTCAGAAGTGAATGGCTCGTATTCTTCAGCCATGAATTTTTCGTAGGCATCATCGACTTTACTCATACGCCTTAAATGATCAGAACTTCGTGCGTGATGAACAACGCGATCTTCAAGTCGAACTTTCTCGACCTGTCGTTGTTCATTTTTTTTCAGACGTATAAGTTCTTCTGTCTCCTTGTCGGACATTATTTCAGCATACCCCTTCCTTCCTTTCTGATGCCAGTCGGACTGTACTTCCTCCAGGAATAATACACGTTCACCATCAGGACCGATACGGTCGTCATGTCTGACATGGGCGATAATGTCTTCCTGGTCGAAGTGGTCTGCGTTTTGAAAAGTTCCATACCGCTTGTCTACCTCTTCCGACCTGTTCAAAACGATTAACTTTTCAGCGTAAGTTCCTTCAACTTTTCCTGACTCGGTCATCGACTCCCATCTGCCTGTTGCTGTTTTGTCTGCAGGTGAGATAATGAACTGTTCCTCAAATTCTTCCCTTAGAATTATGTCTGCCTGCTTTGCTGCGTCCGTTTCGTTGTTATAAACATCCCCTTGCCAACCATAATCATCGTCAAGGTTGACAACCACATGGTCGTTCGCACGATCTTTCAAGCCGAAGTGATTCACCCAGTCATCAGGCATATCACCTACTTTTTTGATGGCAGCAAGATCACTTCTAAACATGCTTGACCACTCCTTGAACCACTGGTCACGCATGTGGACTTCAGCCTCTTCCCTTGTATCGAATGTGTGGTGACTCAGGTTCATTACTCCGTACGTGTCTTCAATAACGAATTCACCAGCCTCATACCCAACCGGTTCATGAACGGTCACCTGGTTTGCCTGGAGGTACTCCTGGACCTGTTCCTTTGTCACCCTGGGGTTATCAGCCAGGAAGGTGTCCAGGCCAGTGTCCTCAATTTCCTCCTGGCGTACTCCGCCTCTCTCCAATGCCTTCAGGTATTGCTGTCCGGTGCCTCGTTTCTGCTTAACCTCTGCCAGGACTTTTTCTGCTTTGGAGTAAAGACCAAGCATGTCCCTGGAGGGTGAGTATTTGACTGGACCAACCTTGAGCTTGTCGAGCATGACGCCTGAGTTCATGAAGACGTAGGTGTTGAGTTCACCTGCCTTGGGCCTGAATGTCGTCAGGTCCCGTGCATCCATGAAGTCTTTAAGGAAAGCTTTCTCCTTGAACCCAATGACCCACGGATAATTCTCGTTCAGGTCAGGTCTGTAGGTGGGTTTTGATCCATCGTATTCAGCCAGGGCAAGCAGCATGTGTGGACCTATATCCCGGTAGGAAGGTTCCCTGGTCAGGTCTGCAATAGAGTCGGTGTCCAACCCTAGTTTTTTCAACTCCCCTTGAGGTATAGGAAGTCTTTTTGCGTCAAACTTTTCATAGAAGAAAGCAGACTTGTTCCAGGGGATTCTTTCAAAGTTTTCGCTAAGGTCTTTCGGGGTCTTTATGCTTGCTGCCACCTTACGGGTCTCGTCTGTGATTTTCTTAGCCTTGCTGACGACCAAGGGGCTGACTGCAGCCGTGATGTGCTTGTTTGCAAGTTTGGCTGAAACTTTTCCAGTGGCAACTGCCTCCTCCCACTTCTTCCCAAACAGTCTTCTGGCAAGCTTGGAGTTCAGGTGATTCCTGGGATGCATACTGGTCAATCCAACCAATGGGAAACCGTCTCGTCTCAGCCTGGAAATAAATATATTGGCGGAACCTTCGTCAGTGAACCCCCACATATCAAACAGAGACAGATGACCTGCACCACCTCTGAAAGGTATAGGTTCACCGTTCGCTTCAACGTCCTTTGAAGTCGAAGAGTCCGTAGTCAAAACCTGAACGTCTCTTCCTTCAAATTCCTGGAGAGTGGCA